GCCACTGAATAAGTAAAATTGCGTTACTCGTCAATAATGATATCGATAAAATGAGTAGTAATACTTTCAAGTGTCGCACTTCTTTCGGTGCTTTCAGTCGGTAAAGTTCTATCTGTCGCAATATAATAGCGACAAGTGCTGTCGCTATCAATATACGCGCAATTGCGGTTATAGTTATAAACATTTTCTATGGTTTCTTCGGCTGTTTTTTCGGCGCGCTGACCGCCTTTTTTAGCGTGATGTGAAAATGGTTTTCACGTATGCGTTGCTCCAGTTTCTGGCTGTTCTTTGCCAGGTTCACGTAGGCTTGCTGTGTATTTTGTCGCGCTTTTCGCGCTTCTTCGCGGGCGGCTTCGATGTCCACGCTGTATAATTCCGCTCGTATGACTGCGGCTGTGTCCATTTTAATTACCCCCTCGGTTAATCTTCTCAGTTAATAGGTCGATTGAGTGCGACATCTGAGTAATTGCCTTTGACTTCTCGGCTTCGTTTGCGGCGTCTTGTTTGTAAAACGCTATCATCTCGTGTCCGTTCGCTCCTGCGATTTCGACGAGTTTTTGGTTCAGTTCTTCGTTCTTCTTCCAGAGCTTAAAGACTGCGGTAGATAAAGCGATAACGGCTATACCGAGTACGCCTTGCGTTGCTAGATATGTCGTTACGCTTGCTTCCATAGTTTTATTCTAACACCCTTAAATGTCCTCGGACAAGTCGCCTTCCCATTCGACCAGCTGGATTTTATAGAAGCCCTCCTCCGACGCCATAGTTCCCGCAAAAATTGAGATGTTTTGCCCTTTCTTTATGAAAACGCGCCTACTTGCCATAACTGGCAAAGAGCCTGCGTGCTGAGAAACGATTGCTATCGCGTTATAAAAGGCGTTGTCCACGTTGTATTCTCCTGCGGGCAAGTCTAGCGCTATTACCGCCATTCGGTCGCCGCCTAGTCGGTTGTGATTGTTTAGCGTAATTTCTGCTACGGCTATTTCGTAGTAGCCTGAGCGCGGCGCTGTCATATGCGCGCCTACGGTCTGCGCTCGTCCCCAGTTTATGATGCCGTAAACAAAGTGCGCGCTCGGCAGTTGTTGGTTTTGCGTTACGTCTACATATTTTCTTATATATCCGCTAGGCAATTCGCTCGCGACTTCTGCTTCTATCTCTCTCAATCCTAAGGCTCGAAAAGAGCGCACCCGCGTTGGCGTTTCTAGTGGCTTCTCGTTCATATAGATTTTACCCTTGACGTCCAGCGCTCTACCTTCGGCTGGCATTTTGCCAATACCGACGTTGCGGTTACTACTCGATATCATCATAATAGGCACGCCTCTGTCGAGAGAGATTTGCGTCTTTGAAGTACTCAATTTGTCGCGCACTTCGATTTCGATAATAAACTTTGACGAGTTCGCCATTGATAAAAAGGCGGGCGTCATTGTGAAGGCTCCCTCGCTCTGCGTGAAGTCGCGCTTTATCCAAGCCGTCCAGCCGTTGTCGTCCTGCTTCCAGCGATAGCGCAGGCTGTCTGGCTCTATTCGGTTCTTGTCGGCACCGTCTACGGTTATGCGCGCAAAGGTTCCGCTGACGCTGAGCTTCGTTTCATTTTCAAAGTTGTTTTTTCGCTCGGCGGTTGCTGTGATTTTCGGCGTGTCGTATTCGATGAAGTTCAAGTCCTTGAAGGCTTCCGCGGTTAAGCCGCGGCTGTCTGTCGCCTGAATAACCAGGCGCTGGCTTCCTTTTTGACTAATCGTTCCGAGTTCGGCTTCGTATGGCTTGCCGTTTTGTTTTTCGTCGTGCGCGATTGTCGCGGTCTTGTCGACGAGCTTGATTGTATAGCTCTTTGGCGTTGCTTTTAAGCGCGTTTTCATCTTGTCGGCGTCGGCGATTGTCGCGACTACTGTCGAGATACCTTGAATAAAGACGCGGTCGTTGCCCGTTACGGCTTTGCTGGTGGCGTTTGTGTCGCGGGCGTCAATCTTTGAAAAGAGAGGCGCGGCTTCTTTGTCATTCACGGCAATTGTTACATTTTGGAAGCCTGAGCCAATCATTGAGCCGCCGTTAAATGTCCAAGTGTCCACACCTAGGCTCGTCTGGCGCGTGTTCTTCATTCGCTCGTAAATAGTGTCGATTTCCTGCTGGCTCGGTGTCCATACGTACTGGTCGCCTACGAAGCCGTCCTGTCGCTTGATTTCTGCGCCGTCGGGTATCTGAATACTGACGTTGTGATGAAAGCTCCAGTGCTTCTTGTTCATATTCACGGCGATAGGTTCGCCTACGGTGTATAAGCCCTTTGTAAATGTTGGCGAGCTGGCTCGCGGTATTGCTGGCAATTCCCAGCCGCCGCTGGTTTCAAGCGCTCCGCTTCCATACAGTGAGCCTGACATTCCAGCGCTGAAAGCTTTACCTCCGTCGCTGTTGTGGTAGATGTCCATTATTCCGCCGCCGAGTTGGTGGTCGCCGTTACCGCTGATGTTCGACCAGACGCCGCTTGCGATGTTGCCGCTTCCGTTGGCGGTTGTTATATTCAAGCGCACCGCGTTGCTGTACCAGCGAGCGTTGTTCGTGATGTTAATACCGACCTGCCAGTAAATAACTGAGCGGTTCGTGCCTACGTCCTGTCCGCCTAGTTGCCATTGAAAATAGAAGCAAGTGCCGTTATACCTGCCAGTTTCAATTCGTCCCGAAGTTGCCACGATTAGTCCTCCTCTCCGCTGTCGATAAAAGCGACGCCTTTAATGCTTCCTGTTTTAATTGCGATTTGTTTTATAGGGTTCAGCACTATTTCGTCTTTCGCTGAAAACTTTGTAACGATTGTGCGCTCGCCGTTCACCGTGAAGACGCGCTGTTGAGTTTCGCCTGACTCTGCGTATCCTGAAAACTCGAGCGGTGTCATTGCTGTGTAGGCTCCGTCGTAAATGTCCGACTTTACTATCAAGCCGTACTCGTTCATTGTAACAGAGGTACTCATTGCCTCGCCGCTTGCTTGTTCCCAGTTTGCCGAGCTTCTGCCGTGCGCAAGCATTATGTCTGTAAAGGTTGCCTCTGCGTCGCCGTTCGCCCAGATTTCGACTATGACCTCGTCGCTGGCGGTTGTATAAAATGGCTCACACTCCAGGCGCTTGTAAAAGGCGCTCTCGCCTTCGCCAATTTGTGTATAGCAGAGGTTTTCGGTTGGCACTGTCGCGGTTCGCACGAGAATACCTGCAATTCCTAGCGCGCTCTTCTTAATCAAACAGCTTAATGTGTAGTAGCTCCGTGTTTCTTCTGTGTCTGTGGTCTTCGAGCGTCGGATTTTTACGGTCTGGCTTACTTTTCGACCTCTTAAGAAGAGGTTGTTGCCTGAGATACCACCGTTGGCTTTCGCCTCTGCGCTCGGCGCTACGTCAATAATCGAGGGCGAGCTTAGCGTTTCTTCTTTCCACGGCTTGTATAGGTTCGGCTCTGCTACTGTGTCGTCTGGCTTCTCCTTCGATTTATAAAAGAAGGCAGAGTTCCTGAGCAGGTTGTTGCCTCCTGCTCGCTGTATCTTGTTTGTGATTTCGCGCACCTTCTGCGTGATTTCTGTGTGGTTGTCGTTTACTGTGTTGCCGAGCGTTTGGACGTCGCTCACCACTCCGCGGATAACCTGCTCCTGCTTATCTACGTACAGCTCGGTATTCTTTATGCGCTTGTCGATGTTGCTCGTGCGGTTGTAGTTTATCTTCGTGCGTGCTGGGTCTTTGCACCAGAGATTTTCTTTAATTCCGCCGTCGAGGGTCAATTTGCGCCCCATAACGACAGAGCGCTTGCCGTTAATTTCGACGATATCGCCGACTAATGCGCCTATCACGCCGCTGGTTTCGGCTTCAAAGGGGTAGTAGGTTAAGCCCTTGAAAAATGGATAGAGCTTTGATTTCACCGCTTCGCGTCGTTTGTCTATGATTTGGTTGTTGGTGATTGTCGCCTCAATAATTGGGTTCGCGCCTGGCTCGGTTTCGGCTACGTTGTCGTTCTGCGGGCTTCTCGCAAGCACGAGGCTATTCACGGCTCCGTATTTTTCTAGCTCGGTTAATTTAATCAGAGCGCCGTCTGGTATTTTGACGTGGTGTGTGTCGGTTTCGCCTTCGAGGTCGTTTGCGCACCAAAACTCTAAGTCGCCGCGATTGTTAAAGCGCGCTATGCTTCCCGTTAAAGCCGCCAATTCCTCGATAATTTCGCGGTATTGTATACCGTGAATATTTTTATAGAGGTCTTGCTCTATGTCGATATCGATGTTCGCCTGGTTCATTGTCGGGGCGATGTCCAAAACGCCGCAGATTTGCTGGAGTAGTTCGTTCGCGGTCGTCGGGTATGTGAATAGCTCGGGCTTGTATTCCGCCGTTAATGCGTGCGTCTGGTTGTACGCTGTTACTTTGACCTCGTCCTTGTCTTTGATTTTTTCCGAGGATACCACGTAAAATGTGCCGAGCGTCAGTGGCGGGGGCAATTGTCCGAGGCTGTTCCTCTGACCTGCGCTTACTTGAAGAACAAACTTGCGACCGAGCAATTCCTTGCCCTCTAGGTGTGTTAGGGTCAGCTTCTGCATTTCGAGGCGACCAATTCCTGGCACTTCGCTCTCTAAGGTCGCGCTTATGAGCAGGTCGCGGTCTGTCATTGTGATTTCTTCGCCCTCGTCCATAGTCTGAAGAAACAGCTCCATTTCACGGGCTGGTATGTCCAAGCCGTTTATAAAAGCCTGGCGTTCTAGTAGGTCGTCTAGCCGTCGCTCGTGCATACTATCGCTGTGCCTCCTGCGCTATCAGGTTCACTTTGAAGTCGGTTACTAGTCCGCGTCTGCGGTCAAGCACTCCTAGCTTGAGGTCGTTCGCGTAAAATGTCTGCGCTTTGTACGAGTTCGTGTGAATATCGAAGTAGCGCACATTGAAGAAGGGGCGGTTCAATATTCCCGCGATTTGTGCGGCTCGGGCGTATTCCACAGGCACAAACTCCAGCTCTAGTTTCGGAAAGATACCTATAAGCGTGCTTCTCATACTGCCTCTCATATTTCGCCCTGCGTCCTTCCAGAGCTTGCTCGCCTGTACGTCGTACTTCTTTAATTCTCGTATCTCGACGCCTTCGATTGTTACAAGTGCTTCTGCCATAATGTTATACCAATATCACCCCTTGATTATTTAAGTAGCTCTGGTCGTTAATTCCGTCGATGACGCGACGCACCAGTTCGTCTTCGCCAATTTTTACTATTATAGTCTGAGCCTGGCTTCCTGCGCCACCTTTTTCGGCTAGTTGGCTCGCGATTTTATCGAGCCAGCCTGTGTTATTCTCAAGTGGCACGACTGCCTCGCGTCCTGCTTCTCCGACTACTGCAAGGGTTGCGCGGTCAACCACGCCTCCGCGGGCAAGCTTCGGTATTTTCGGTATATTCATATTCTTACCGCCGACGCCTGGCACCCAATCTGGTATTTTGATTTGGTTCAAGCCGTTAATAAAGCCGTTAATGATGTCAATCAACGCGTTGATAGGTGCCTTTGCGATTGCTCCAAGCGCGCCAAGCGCGCCGCCTACAATACTCTTCAACCCTTCGAAGGCTTTCTTCCAGTTGCCTGTGAAAACGCCCGCGATAAAGTCAACCAGTCCGCCGAGTACCGTAAATACGCCGCGTACAAAGCCTCCGATTGTGCTTAGTGCGGTGTTTATTATTCCGCCGATTGTCGTGCCTAGGGCGACCCAGACGGGCTTAAATGTGCTTATAATCCAGTTTACAATTGGCGTTATAAACTTGTTGTAGATTTCGAGCGCTCCTGCTACCAATTTGCCGATAAAGTCGGTTACGGCTTTCAGCGCTGGCTGTAGCTGGTCTTTCCAGACCTTTTGAAACTCGTCCAAAAATGGTTTAATAATTGGCTCCAGGACGTCGCTGTAGAGCCTCTTAAAGGTTCCCGTGATATTGCCTAAGAACTCGCCTATTCCCTTTGATATGTCTTTGCCGTAGGTGTCCCAGGTGCTTTTTAGAGTGCCTGTGAAGTCTGTCCAGATTGTGCCTACGATTGTGCTTATCTGTGTGAAGACGCTCTTCATATTCTCCATAAGCCCCGTCAGGTTGTCCACGATTTGTGGCGTGGCGTCGGCTAGCCCTTGAAGTAGGTCTGCGGGTATTGTACCCGCCAGGTAGCCGATATCTGAGAAGCCTTGCCTTAATGGCTCCACTAACGGCTCTAGGAAGGAGTTCGCCAGCTCGTACAGCTTCGCGGTGATGTCCATAGCGCCCAAAAATGCGGTAGTAAAATTGTTGGCAATTTCTTCGGCTCGCGGTACTATCACGCTTTCTAGTCCCTCGAAGAAGCCTACAAATGGCGCCGCCAAGACGTTTATTTCCGTCGCGATTGTGGTACCCATTGATGTAAGCAGATTTGCAAAGTGTTCGTCAATTTCTCCAGCGCGCTGTCCGATGACCGTCGCCCAAGCGCTTGTCTGCGCTGTTACGATGTTGCTAATGCTCGTGAATATTCTTTTACCGTTGTCGGCTAATGCTCCGAAGATTTTCGTTACGCCGTTCGCGAAAGCCTGCCACGACTTTGTACTTTGGATAACTTCAAAAGCTTTTAGGAAGCTGTCCTTGATTTTCTGCGCGATTTCGTCGGCTTTGCTTGCGCCTTTGTCCATATTGCCAAGGTCAAAGTCTAAGCCGCTCATATCCATACCGCCGCCGCCTGCGTCGCCACCGCCTCCGCCGCCGCCACCTGCGTTGTCTTCTGGTTCTTTCAGGACGTTCATCTCATCAAACGCCGCCAAGCCTGCCAGCTCTTTCTTGAGCTTCTTTGCTTGCCCTGCGGCTCCGCCTAGTTGTTTGCCTGCTCCTGCCGCGCCTGCGCCTACGCCACCTACTGATTTGCCGACGCTATCGACTGCCTTCTTCATTCCTTCGGCTTTCTTGCCTCCGCCGCCGAAGAGTGAGCTTATCCAGCCGACCGCCATAACCATAACCTTCACAAAGCCCACCACGTACGGTATTGCGGCGTTAATTGCGTTGGTTATCATCTGGAAGAAGCCCGCGATGTTCGCCTGCCCGATTGCGTTCATAATGTCCGCCAAGCCTCGGGTGAAGGCTGTCTTCATATTCGTTATGGCTGTTTCAATTCCGCCCGCGGCGCCCAGGGCTTGCTCTGAGAACGGCTTTATTCCGTCGGCTCCTTTCTGGTTCAGCTCTATCATAGCCTTCATAAAGTCGTTCATACTGACGGTTCCGCTTCGCAGGGCTTCGCCGAGCTGGTTCGAGCTTGCGTAGCCCATATACTGCGCCACCTGCTTCAGCTGAGCAGGCATTGCGGTCATCATATTGCGCCATTCCATCATATCAGGCTTGCCCTTTGCGTAAGCCTGGCTTAATTGCTCGATTGCGCTCGCTTGCACCTGTGCTGGTGCGCCTCCTGCAATTATGGCGTTATTCATTGCGAGGAACATTTCGGTGCTGGCTTTGACGTTGCCGTTCGCGGCTGTGAGTCGTTGCACGGCGCTTGCGGCTGTGTCGAGGGTCGTTGGCAGTCCTACGAGCTTCTGGCTCATATAGTCTATTGATTTCTGGGCGTCTTCGGCTGAGATACCCAGGTTGCCCATTACTCGCGGAAAGTTGTTTAGCGTATCAACGCGTGATACGGCGTCGCCTAGGGTCGATGTGATAGCGCCTATGGCTTTCGATATACCAGCGGCTACTAATCCACCCATTGCGACGGCTCCTGCGCCCATTCCGCGGAAAGAACCCGAAACGGTCGACGAGGCTTTTGTGGCGTTCGAAGCGATTGCGTCAATATCTGCGCGGGCGCGACCGATTTCTTTTCTCATCTGGTCGGCATTCGCGGTTATAAGCAGCTTTAGCTCGTCGACTGTCATTGTAGGTTACCTCCTAGTTTTATCGTGTTGCGGATTGCCTGCTCCTCCATTTCTTCGGGAGTCATTGCGCGCCGCTTCTTTTGCGATAGGAAAGGCTCTTTCGGGTAGTGCTTTCCGTTGTTCACAGCTGAGCCGACGTAAGCGCCGAGGAGGTAGTTCAGCTGGTCTGTTCGCTTTTCGTTCTCTTTTCTCCTGGTATGATACGCCGTTAGGTGCTTTTGAAACTGCTTCGGCGTTAATTCCCAGTAGTAATTCAGGTCTAAGCCTATTTCTAGCGCTGTGATTTCGTGGTGGCGCCATTGCGCGCCGTATGTGGACAATCCTAGCGCCTGCGATACTCTGTGTTCTAGCTTATGTCCGCCAGAGCCTCGTTTACCTCGGCTTTGTTGCGCCTCATCGCTTCGACGTTCGTGTTCTGCGGTAAAAAACCCGCCTCCACTAGCGCCTCTGTTACGTCTAACATAATATCGTACTTGTCGCGCCCTGCTTCAAACTGTGCGTCGAGTGTGTCCAGGGCTACTTTTGAGCTGACACCGTATCGTTGTGCATTCTCGTCCCAGAGTGCGTGTTCTAATATCTTTGATAAAGCGCGCACGCTTCCGTCTGCGGCGATATGCTCGATAGAAACATTGCCGACGGCTCTTTCGATACTGTCGACTATTCGTGCGTTAAACTTTAGATTTAGCTTCTCGGCTTCTGCCATTATTTCGTACCTCGTTTATGTTGCTGTGGTCGGGCGGATATAGCGCCACCCGTTCGCTTTTTGTTCTCCTTAAAGAGTGTCTGGCTCTGTTGGAGTGAAGGTTGGCTTGCCGCTCACGCGGATTGTTGCGGAGAAAGTAGCCAAGCCGTCGACGGTCTTTTCGCCGTCCTTAAAAGACTTAATAAAGCCTTTGAATTGCCACTTTGCGCCTGACGGATATGTTACAATCCAGTCTTGAAGTGTTTGGTTCTCGGCTAATGCTAGCAATTTAGCGATAGTGCCTTTTTCGTCTGCTTTGACGATGTTGCCAGCGATTGCTACCTCGCCTGCGTCTTTGGTGGTTGCGATAAACTCCTTGTAGCCGCCCTCTGTGTCCAGAGTCGTTGTGTCTTGTTCATCACTCTCTACACCGATTTCGCCGATTGAGGTCAATTTACCAATAACTAGGTTTGCGGTTTCGTCTTTCGCCTTGACTTTTTCGAGTCGAGTTCCCATTGTTCGTGTACCTGCCATAGTGGTACTCCTTTCTTGCTTTACGCTTTTATTTTAGCATATTACGCCGTGGAAGCGTGATGTGATATGCACGAGGTCGTCTTGCGCTGTAGGCATATCGCTCGCGCTGTCCATTGTCCAGCCCTCGGCGCACAATATGTCGCTCGTGCGCTGGAGAAGTTGCTCGGCTTGAGTGGCGTCCCTCGTCCAGATGTCGATTTTATAGACCGTCATTGAGCCGATATATTCACTGTCAAGCGTGTACTTTGTTTGATTGCCTGCTAACGAGAAGGTGATTGCTGGCAGTTTCGTTAATTGAGCCGTTGCTCCTTGTATGACGTCCGCTTCTGGGTCTACCGAGCAGAGCATATCATAAATGTACTTTCGCGATACTGACACTTTGCTTCTCCTTAGTTCTTAATCTCTGACCTCATCATTGAGGCGTAACGCTTGCGCACTTGTTCGAGCGCTGGCTTCATATACGGTTGGGCTACCTGCCCTGCGTTGTCGCCGTATGTAATTGAGCCGTTCAGTGGCTGGCTCTGCGCTGTTGCCGCTCCGCGCTGACCTGTTCCGTATTCAACAAACGCCGCGTATTCTTTGTCTGTGTAGACTTCCGCCGTGATTTCGCCGCTGTTCGCGGTCGCTGGCTTCATTGTGATACTATTCGCGAGCGCTCCTGTGTCAACGGGTGCGAGTGCGCGTGCTTGTCCTTCAACTTCCAGCGCGGCTCGGTTCACTGCCTGCGCCACGCCCTTGGCTTTCTCTAGCTTGCTGTAGCGAGCCTGGATTTGCCCGAGGTTCTGGAAAGATATAGACGCACTCATAGCTTTACGCTCGTTGCGGCTATCAGCACGTGGCTGTCCCGCGGTTTTATCGATTGTACGACATAAACTTTTCCCGCGTATTTTAGCCTATCGCCTATCTCTGCGGGCGATAACGGAGAGATTGTGATAGTTAGCTCCGTGTCCTCGTCCAAGCCGTAATTCTCAATAAGCCGACGGCTCACCGATGTCTGAATATTGCCGACGATTTTTCCGACCGTTACGTATGTGGTGCGATTGCTTCCGTCGAAAGCCTTCGCGGTCTGTCGCTTCAACAGCTCGGCTTCCTTGTCGTAAAACGTCCGCGCCACCGCGGTCTTCATATTATCTAGCCCCCGCAACGTTCGCCCTCCTGTAAGGTGCCAGAAGCTCTGCAAAGCCGCCCAGTAGCTCGCTATCTGTCGCGCTTGCGTAGTAGTTCTTCACACCGTCTTTGTATGAGATTGACTGACCGTTGTCGCTGATACTCTGGACTGCTTGCTCAATGTTGCCGTTCGCTTTTTGTTCGCTTGCTTGCGTTAGGCTTGCTACGACAATTCGCGCTACAATCCTCTCGAGTCGCGGTTCGATTTCGTCGGCGTTCAGGTATAATTTGACGCGGTCTGCGATTTCTTCAATAACGAAGTCCTCGAGCGCTTCGTCGCGTTGTTGTTCATTCGAGCGTAGGCTTTGTATGTGTAGCTTTATTCGCTCTTTCTGCTCCTGTTTCACGTTCCTCCTTATACCTGAATAAGGCGCCGTGTAGCGCCTCGTTCTTAGTCTTCTTTTGGCGCTTCTGCCTTAGCCTTTTTTGGCTCTGGTGCCGCCTCTTCGGTAACTTCGACGTAGTGTTCTGAGGTTTCCATCATCTCGATGACTGCCTCGTTGGTTACTCGCTCGATTGTTCCCGTTGTTATATTTTCGAAAGTTTTCACTTTGCTCCTCCTGGGGCTTTGGCGGGGTTGCCCCCGCCTCTGCCTCTGCCTGTTACTTCTATTGTTAGGCTACTGTTGCCCACTTAATCAAGTCAGGTGTTACTGCCTTGGTGCCGTAGTTGTAGAACATTTCTGCGGCGTAGTCGTTTGACAAAGGTAGCTTCTCTGCGTCGTATTGTGCGACAATCAGTGGCTGTGCAATTGCGCCGTCTACGAAGGCGATTGCGTCCTTGGTCTGGCGTACGTTGCTTACTACTTCTACGCCGTGAAAGGCTTGGATTTCTTCAGCGTCTGTGGTTATGCCGATCTTTACAGTGTCTAAGTAGTTGCGTAGTTTACCGTAGGCTTTTGGAGTCAAAGACAATTTAATCATCTCGCGGTCAACGCCGTCGACGTACTCGTTCTTTGTCGTTTCGATTGCCTGAATAAGAGCCTCAACCTTGTCCTGAATTGTTGGCTCTGTGGTTACGACTACTTCTGAGCCTTCTGTTTCGGCAACGCTGAAGAATTTAGCGTCAGTTTCTGAGATAACAGTCTGTGCGTGGTTCTTCTTGCGGCTGTCGATAATGCCAGGAATACCGCGTAGTTTGATATCTTTCTGTGCAATTTCTTCGACAATTTCGCGGTCTGTGTCGATTTGTACGAAGACCTTGCCCTTGTTGTTCAAAGCGTCGCCTTTAGCTGCTGTGCGGGCTGTGCCGTAGTTTGCGCCCTTCGAGTTTACAAAGCGGTTTGCTTCTACGCTTCCTGTTGTTGGGTCGCCTGACAAGTCCTTGTTCTTAAAACGTGCGGCTAGTGAGCCTTTCTGGATTGACTCGATAACGTAGCCGTAGCTCACAGCCAGTTTATCTTTGTCTGTGTTGCTCAAAATGCTTTTAGCGTCCTGTGCCATTTTATAATCTCCTAATTGTTTAGATGACGGTTACTTCACCGTATTTTTGAGCGCTCGAGGCGCTTTCCTGTGGAGCTTTCGGTGTGCTTCCTTTCAGTCGCTCTGCTACTGCGACTTCGACAGCTTTTCCAAACTGCTTTTCCAAAGTCGCGATATTCTGCTCCTGCTTTTCAACGTCTGCGTCTACTACTAACTCTGCCAGCTCGTGGGACATACCTTTTTCAATCAGCACGTTCTTCGCGTTAAAGAGGTTTTCTCTCAGCGTGATTTGTAGCTCTTTCTCTGCTAGCTCGCGTTCCGATTGCGCACGTCGCTCGGCTTCGCGCTCCTCTTCGCTAAGCTTTGCTTGGCGGTCGTACTCGGCTATGCGTCGGTCGAGTTCCTTGTCGTACTTCTTGCGCTCTCGGACTAAGCGACTCTCTACTGTTCTGTTTACGTCCTCTTGTGTAAACAGGCGGTCTTCTGTTTGCTTCTCCTCCTGCGTGGCGTTTTCTACTGCTTGTGCTTCGTTGTTTTCGGCGTTGTCGTTTTTCACCTTAATCTCCTTTTTCCGTTTTAAGCTCGTCAGCTTTTCTTAAAGGTTGCCGTTTCAGTTCCGTCGAACAAGCTCGGTTTTACTCCTGCTTGCTTAAATTGTAACATATTTTAGAATAAACTCTCATATGCTTTTACTTCTGCGTCGATTTTCAGGAAGGGCGTGTTTATTTCCTCGTCGTCGCTGAATTGCTCGAAGTAAATATTCCTCAGGCGTCCTGTGTTCTTATCTACCACCAGATAATGTGGGCGTTTTAGCTTCGTTTCCTCGTCTTTCGGCGCGTAAACTAGGTAACCCTTCATCTCGCCCACGTTCTCGTAGCCCTTGCCTACTAGTAGCTCGGCTCTGCTTGCTGTTATGCTCATCTCTTCGCTCCTTTCTTCGGTTTGCTTGTTGACTTCTCTGATTTCTTCACGATATACGGAAGCATTTCCGTGTCGATTTTAGCGTTGTCAATTCTCATAAAGCCCCACCTGGTCATTTTATTTTTATATGGCGGCGTGTCGAAGCTTTCGCCGTTCTGCGGGTCGATAAACCTCAGCCCGTCTGGATTGCCCGCCGTGGATTTCACGCGCTCGGCGACTAGCGTGTGTCCTGAGCGTCCGTTGCGGGCGTAGAAGAATACCTGGAGCCTTGCGCCGACTGGCAATTCTTTCGTGTGGCTGACCATTTCAGGATACTCTGACTTGTATAGTCTGCCTTCGATTTTCTTCCAGCCCAAAAAGTCGACCTCCTTCTTCCAGAGCCACTCCATTTCGCGTATGGTGCCGCTAAACTCGCGCCTTAATTTCGGAGTGTTTGGCAGTGCCTCCACGTCATAGCCGCGGCGTCTTAATTCATATGCGGGGACGCACCGCTGGCAGTTGCTCTTGTAGCCCCCGCCCTCGTCATAGCGTGGATTTGCCTTGATAGCTTCCTCTGGCTCCATTGGCTCGCCCTGCGTTCCTATAACGTCGTTTATGGCGTAGGCGATTGGTGGCGCTGTTGGTTTCGCGCTCAGGGTTTCCTCGCCTACATCGTTCTGCCAGTCGTTAAAGCTTCTGTACTTCTGCACTTCGCTCGGTGCTGTGTCTGGGTCTTCGCGGTCTTCTAGTCGTGAGCGTCTTAAGCTCGGCTCTGCGTCGTCGCCTAGGTATGCTCTAATCTTCGAGCGGCAGTTTGGGTGCATTGGTGGGCAGTTTACGCCTACCTCGCGCTCTGATAGCTTGAAGCGTTTGTCGTCCAGTGAGCCACATATTTCGCTGGTGCGCGTGTCCAGGGTTGCCATAAAGACATACTCGGTTATTCCTAACTCTTCGTATAGCCTGGCTTCGGCTTCGTTCTCGAAGTAGGTGGTTTCGGTGCGTATGAGCCTCATTGCCTCGTAAGCTCCTACGTCGAAGCGTTGGCGTACTTCTCGGGCGAGGTATTGCGGCGATTTGCCCGCCAGTAGCCCTGCGGCGGTGCGTTGGCTCAGGTCTTGGGCTAGCCTGTTTGTGTTGTTCCAGATGTTCTGGCTGTAGTTGGCGCCGTTCCATTGCTCGGCAAGCATACGGTTTAATCGCCTTGTGTTTATCTGCGTAAACTGTGCGCGACGCCCTGTCGTTTGCTCGATGTCGTAGGCAGTCCTGAGATAGCTCCGCTTGATTGTTTCGGCGTGCGCCTTTGTCGAGAGTTCTATGCGCGGCTTCGTGATTGACATAGCCTCCGCGTAGATGTTGTGCTTAAACTCCTCGAGGCGCGTTATGCGTGCCTTGTAGTTTTCCTTGATGTATTGGCGGCTGAGCTTGCCCTCTGATGTCTTCCAGAAGCGGTCGGTTTCGCCTCGGCTGAGCAACTCCTTAAGCTGTCCGACGTCTATTCCCGTCTTGTCGCTGTATTTCTGATAGGTGCGCTCGATGTCGCGCTGGACAATCTTCGCCGCGTCTGAGTAGATTTTCGCAACGTTCACCGACTGGCGGTCGATATGTCGGCTTATATCTGCGCCGCGTCTTTCGGTGCGCTGTTTCCAGTATTCCGCGGACTTCACGCGCCTACTCCTCGGCTACTTCTGGCTTTGGCTCTGCTGGTTTTACTGGCTCGATTGGTTCGGCTTCTTCGAGGTCGCTGATGTCGTCGGCGTTGCTTGCCTGCTCGGCTTTCAATCGCTCGATGACTTCGCTGGCGTCGCGGACGAAGGACAGCTGGCTGATGAGCGTTTCGTCGTCGACGTGGTCTGTCAGGTTGTTTATCATCTGACTTACTTCCAGGTCGTTTGCTGGCAGGCTTCGCGTAAACTTGGCGTCAACGTCGCGTGCGGTGATTGGCTCGGTGTTGTTCTTGACTTTCAGGAAGCTTGCGTAGATTGCCATACGCTCCATAAGTCCGCGCTCAAAGTAGCGCTCCTTAGTCTTGATGTTCTGCTCCATTGCCAACAATTTGTATTTCAGGGCTACACCTGAAGAGTTGCCCGCAAAGTTCTCGTCTGACATATTCGGCGTCTTGCTGATTTTGTGGATATCTTTCTCAATCGAAGTGCGAAGCGTTTCGGCGTCTGACTCGTTTAATTGCTTGACGATGTATTCTATTTTTGCGTCTTTCGGTATCGATGAGATGACGCGGTTATTTCTCAGGTCTTCCACCTGCTGATTGGTTAATGATACGCCATAGAGCGCGAGGATTGCGTCGACCAGTTGCGCCTTGTCGTTAATTCGGTCGCTCTGCAATACGTTGTATACGTCAATCAATCCGATAACGCCCTCAAAGTCGCCCGTTCGGGCTGGGTTGTTTCTATATTCGATGACTGGCACGTCGCCCATTGCGTGAGAGTGCTTTGGCTTTATCTCTGTTAATTTCTTAGGCTCGGCTTCGGTTGTGTATTCGGCTACGTATTCCTTGTCTGCGATATAAACCGTGTAGCTCTTAATGGTTCCGTTGTCGTCGGTCTGCGGTATGTAGATAATTGCGCCGATTTTCGACTGCTTGACGGTGTTGTCGCGCACTAGCACGACGTTGCGCGGGTCATAGTGAGCGCTAAAAATGTTGCTATCTTCGTCTGTGTAGACGTATTCATAAGCGTAGCCGTAAATGGATACGTCGCGGGCTATCTCGCTATCTAGGTCTGCGATAACCTGGCGGTCGTATTCGTCCATAATTGGCTCGATGTTGACGCCCTCTTTGGTTTCATAATCCACGGGGCTTCCCAAAAAGTAGCCGACATTGACGTCGGTGATGTAGCTCGCGTGGTTCACTACTACCTTGTTGTTCACGCCTGATTGCGTTTGACGGCTGTTGATGTCGTGGTCGCCGAAGTAGTAATTCTCTAATTTGTCCAGGCGCGCTTTTAATTTCGTGTTGTATTTTATCGCGGCTTTGACTACGTCGACGCTGTGCAGGTCGGTGTCTGGCGCTTGTGTAAATGGTTTAAAGGCTTTACTCATTTTTGGCGGTGTTTCCTTTCTTAGAATAATCCGCGGCGACGGCTCGTTACGCTACCGTTCGTCAATATGCTTTTATTATACAGTACTGGCGGTGATTGCGCGGTGATATGCTCGTAAATGCTTGCCAGCACGTCTGGCGCGTCGTCGTGTACGTTCTTGCCTTTGCTCTGGTATGACACGACGTTGGTGTGGAAAGCCCGCCAGCGACTGCTCCACGATTCAGGCATATAGACGTGTTTCTGTACCCACGCGCTTGATGAAAGAATACGCGCTTCCTTGTTCTTCGTCTGCGGCACTGCTTCTATGACGGTTTTATTGCTCTGGTACTTCTCGGTCAGCCTGCGCTCGATGTTCTTACTGTAAAGCCGTCCGCCGTTGTTGCTTTCGAAAGTCGCGTTCGTTACGTTGTTGCGATAAAGGCAATCCGCGACCTCTGTTTCGGTGGTGTCCATATTCTCATCTGTAAAGACTACGTCAAGCACGTACGCTTCGTTGTCGATGATTTTATAGACAATCATACAGAGATAGTCGCTTCCTGTGTCGGCGGTGTCGCAATAAGCCCATACGCGCTCGTCGTCGGTCTGCGGCATAATCGCGTAGGTGTTCAGGCTCTTATATAGCACGCCCTTGACGTCCATAGGCTCGCCGAGATAGTTCGCGGCGGCTATGGCTGGAAGCATTTCCTGCGTCTTAAGGTCGTAGTCTTCGCGTGATAATATGCTCGAGCAAAGCATATTCCCGTTCTCGTCGATTGCTTTCAGGTTCAGCTCTAGGACTTTGTCCTCACCGTATGAGGATTTAATCCTGCCCGCGATGTCGCCAGTTGCCCAGCGGGTCATAATGACGATAACGCGCCAGTCGCCCTCCATTCGCTGGAGCATTGTGCTTGTAAACCAGTCCCAGATTTGTTGTAGGGTTCGCTCGTTCAGTGCTTCTTCTGCGCTCTTAATCGTGTCGTCAAGCACGAGCAGGTTCGCGCCAAAGCCCGTGGCGGTTCCTTTCGGGCTTGTTGCTAGGTATGATTTGCCGTAGCTTCCTTTCAAAGCCCAGAGTGCTTTACTACTCTCTCCTGATTGTAGCGTGGTGTAAGGAAAGATGTCGCTATAGACAACTGTTTGGTCTTCTGCCTTCTGGCTGGCTATCGTGTTGCGCACGCTTTCGGCAAAGGTTGTAGAGAGCGTTTCGTTGTAGCTCCCTGTCATAACTTTGAGCAGGTGGTTCTTGCCAAAGACCCACTCCACGGCTGTCTGTCCTGTGAGGCTCTTTCCGTGGCGTGGTGGTGCGTCGAGTAGTAAGAATTGATAGCCGTGGTCTTCGGTGAGGAAGTACTGCAATATGTCGCACATTTGCTTCAGGTGCGGTCTGTCGCTTCGGTAAAATGACGGGCGCATTACCTTCGCATAGGCATATAGGCTATATGGCGCTAATTTTATAAGCGCCTGCTTCTGTAGTTCTCGGCGTATTTCTCGAGCCTGTTCTTTGCTTATTCCCTCCACCCCAGCACCTCTGCTACTTTTCTCATCTCGTCAAACGATAACCAGCGGCTTTTTACCATATTGCAACGCTTGCAAGCCGCCGCCATATTTTCTATTACGTAGCCGTCGGCTGGCACTATTCGGTCTAATTGTCGAGGATAGTCTGTAGTTTCGCAATAAGCGCACGGTCTTTGTCGTACTTCTCTAGTCTGCTCTATGGTCAAGTCAAACGGTATACCCAGCCTCTTAGCTCGGTTGCGTATGCTTCCTATGCTCGCCTGCTCTGATTGCCTCCGTCGCTTTATAGCGTCGAGTGCGTCTGTCTTCGGCGTGCGCACTTTGACTCGTAGCCGCGTGCGTGAGTGGTATTCAATACCTAAGCGAGCAAGGCTCGAGTTCTCGCGTATAAACGGTCTGACTGTTACTATTCGACTCACTGCTCCTCGGCTTCTTCTACGTCGTTAAATGCGATTTGTGCGAGTTCTTCGTTCGTCAGGTTCAGGCTTTCGATTGATGAGGTCGTTATGCTTGTGTTCACAAACTGCGGAGCCTTGCCCTCCGTGCGGTCTGTGATTTCCTGGGTGGTGTTCAAGCCGATTTTACCGCCTTTGCGTGCGTCTGTAATTCTGGCAAAGGCGATTTCCTGCGCGACAGTTCTCTCGTCCTCTGGTACCTTTGATAGCCAGCGTCGCGCTTGTGCGGTGGTCATTTTCATAAAGTATTTGTACCAGTAAGATATCATATTTTTATTAGTCCAGCCGCCCGCGCTTCGGTTCTGTGGATTTACGGCTAGTCCTGCGGGTACGCCTGTGCCTTTTATAAAGCGCCCGTGCTTATCACGCTTCAATTTTTGCGATGTGTCAACCTGAACGGTTTCCCTCTTAAGCTCCTCAAACCGTTTCTCATCGCCCGCCAGTTTATGCTCAATCATAACCGCGTCGCGTCGTCGTTTCGCGTTCTGTGCTTCTTTGCTTGTTGGCGTTGGTGTCCAGTCCTTGGTTGGAGCTGTCGGTTCTTTTACCTCTGTTTGCGTATTCTCTGTCATAATTGCATTATATCAAAAAGCCCCGAGATGTTGTTACTCTCGGAGCCTTCTGTGTTTTCAGGTGCCTGCTTGATTGTTGCTATTTAGTGCTTGCTTTCTTGCTTAGTTTTTCGTTCGCTTCTGCGGTTTTCTTTGTGCGTGGCTTGCGCGTCTTTGGTGCGGCTTTCTTGGCTTCTGCGGCGTCGCGTTCTTTGGCTTTCTTTATGGCTTCCTCGCGTTCGTTTTCGTCGAGGCGTTTGCCTACAAAGATAGCCAGCTTAGCTCCTTCTACTGGTGCGCTTTCGTATCTCATAATCTCCTTGATTGTTCTTACTTCGATAATCAAGCCGAAGATAAGGATTATGGCGCTCAATATGTCAAAGCCTTTAATTATTACCTGCGCTAAGACTGCGCTCAGGCTGATTGTTAAAGCGATAGCCAGGAAAAATAAAGCCTCGGCTTTTCTGACTGCGCGGTCAATCATCTCGCCAGACTCGTCCCTCAATTCGTGGACGTGGATTTGTATAGACATTTCTTTTAGTTCTTTCTCAGATTTCATAGTTTAGGTTCTCCTCTTCTTTAGTTGGTTGCTCGATTTGTTGCGTGGTGTGTTTTTCCATTTGGCGAAGTCGTTCGTATCCGCGCCAGATGAGTTCCGCGGCTTCGAAGAAGGCGGTCTTGTCTGCTTCTGATAGCTCGGCGATGTAGTTCAGTGCCTGCTGTCGCTCGTCGATTTCGTCTATGGTCGCGTCGTAGTTGTAGTCTACGGTTTTGTGCTTATTGTAAAACATTTTCTTTGGCTCCTTCTATAAATGGAAGTAGTGGTTCGGCGATACTGCGTAGTAGATTGTGAAAATTAGCGAGATACAGCAGGTCAAAAATGCTAGCGCTATATGTAACAGGACGCTGTGTCCTTGCTGTATTCGGACGTAGTTGGCTCCGTCGCGTGCGTTTCTTCGTTCTGGGTTCATTTGTTTTACTCCTTTGCTTTAGTTTAGTGTCTGGTTAGTTCTCGCTCCCTCCTTTACATTATGCTAGCCCCCATTCTGCGAGGCGTTCGAAGCCTCCGATTTCGTCGATGTATTCCTTGGCAATCCTTACGATTTCGCGATAAGGTACCCCGTTGACGTCTGCGTCGCCGATTGCGCAGGACAGCTCTTTGCGCCTGTTGCCTCCTGTAGCTAAGATGTGAGCGTAAATGTTCACGGCTACGTCTGCCTTGCTCAGGTCTTTGCCGTGAAGTCCTCCGCCCGTTACGGCTCTGCCCATATCTGAGCCTAGCTTGCGGTTGGTTGCGCCTGCGTCGACGTTCTCGCCGCCTGACCATAATCCGAGTGGATTTATAACAATCTCGTATTCTTTTAGCTCCTCGGCGTTGATAGCGCCCAGGATTTTATAGAGGTCTACTCTCAGTGCGTTCTCTTCTGCGTCGCTCTGACAGATGATGAGGCGGCGCGCTTTCATATCGAGTATGTACCGTCTGAGTTGTATTTTTGGTGAATACCTCGGGCGATTTTTGAAAGAAGCGACTGCTCTTTGTCGATTGGTTCGCCTGCAAAAATACCGTTGTCGCCTGCGCGTGGCTCTTCGGCTTGGTTCGCGGCTAAGCGCACGTCCTGCTCGACAATGTGCATATTCAGGTTGTAGTCTTTGTGCTTCAATATCCGCGTTATAATCTGCTCGGCTACTCGCTTCGGTACATAAACCGAGCTTTCACCTATGATGTTTACCTCTCCGTGTCCGAGAAGCACCTCGAAGGCTACGCGTGGAGCGACCTGCTCCTCATAGGCGTAGTCCACCAGTGCGCCTGCTATTCGGTCGGCTAACTTGTCGGGGTGGTCTGGATTGACTTTTTCAATCATTTTTTAGAGTCCTCTCTGTCGTCTTAATGCTCGGCGTGCTGGCTCGGCTAGCGCGCTCTGCTGGGTTTTATTTATATAAATGATAGCATTTATTGTTAGCGCTATGATAAGCACCGCTGTTGCGATTGCTTCGGGCGCAATTGCGTAGGCTGTTAATGTTGCTAGTGCTGTGTTGTATAGTTTTGTCATTTTTTATCTCCTGGGGGCGGTGGTGGTCGCCCCCTTGTTATTGTTTATTTTAGTAGACGATTGTGTCAGCGTCGATGTCGTAAAATGCTAGTAGCTTGTTCCAGTTCCTTGTGTTTGTGAAGTATTCCGTGTAAGCCCAGCTGATTTCGCCAGTCTGGCGGTTCCTGATAGCGGCGCCTCCTCCGTCAATTTTCGCGTTGCCTGCTTCGATGTCTTCGATGAGGCTCATTGTGAAAGGTTGAAAGTTTTTAGTCATAGCGTTTTCTCCTTTGTTCTTACGTTTGCTATGTTTTAATTATATTGTACCCTCTCAATAAATGCAAGGGTTTTTGTAAAGATTTTTATACTTTTTTTAGCCTGTGGATAACTTTTATAAAAATAAAACTACTACCCCTGTTTTGAGTAGTAGTCCTTCAATTGTCGCGTGATTTCGTGATAGCCCATTCTGCGCCAGTACGCGCTGTGGTCAATCAAAAATAGCGCGTAGTCCTGCATAGTGTTTAGCTCTTCGCACTCGCGCTTCGCCTCGATAATAGCTCTCTCTATTTTAGTCGAGGTTACTCTGTTGTTGAGTTTCGTTCTCCTTAGCGCGTCGTAGCCGTGCGCGCTGTTCGAGTCTGCTGTTGTTTTCATTCCAGTACCTAATCGTTTTTGCTTCGCGGTGGACGCTTCGCCTCATTGCTATATATTCTTTTAGCTCCTCAGGCTTTGCGCCGTTTTCAAAGCAATACTCGAGAAGCTCTAATTCGTATAGTGCTAGTTCGCTTGCGTAGTCGATTGACCAGCGACTGGCGTCCTTGATTGCGCCGCGTGTGTTTTTCACTTGACCAGCTTTTGCAAAGTTCGCAATCCGCTTCAGCGCGTGAATAAAGCCCTCGCCCAAGCCTTGGATTTCCGCGACCTGCTTTGCGCGTGGTCTTAATTGTCGCGTCTGTCTTTTCATTGTTTACCTTTCGGCTTCTTAGCCACAGGGCTAGGTGGAGGCTCGCAAAAATTAGTATGTTTATGATAAACGGGTAGAAAACTTTTTACGTAAGAAACAAAGGTACGACGAGCCTCCGCGTCGAAGCGCCAACGGTTTGTATATCATCAATTGAGTTAATCTTTTAATAATTTTGTGCTGGTGCTTCTAGCTCCGCGGCTAAGATAGACTGTTAATGTGCTTTAGCTGTATTATATCAAACTTCCGCGCTGTCGGCTTCAGTTTTCTGCGGCTTCGGGCGTCGGCTTATGGAGCCGCCCTTTGAGCCTGCTCGGCGCGCTAGTTCGCGGTTTAGGGCGAAGCCTTTCGGTACGCGTGCGGCTCCGCCTATGCGACCTAAGTCCCTGTAAAAGTTCGGGTTACTTGCTTTGTTTTTTTGTGCGGCTTTTAAGCCCCCCTCTCGATTTCCTGCCATTTTTTAGTCCTCCTTAATTCCGAGATATTTTAGCCAGTCGGCTTCATTTTCTTTGATTGATTTTTTAGCGTCCTCTGCGGTTTTGAAGTGTATAGTTTTACCAAAATAGCTATAGACGAAACGTTCAACAATCAATCTTTTAGTATGACAACTATAACCAACAATCCAGCCGAGCTCACCATTATAAGGGTCTGGCTCGAAGTTCGAGGTTTGTTCCAGTCTGACTTTTGCTAGTCTGCGGTCGCGGGCTTCTGTGGCTTCTTCTGGCGTGAGATATACAACACCCATAGCGAGAAGCTCATTGTCCACGCCGTCGTTATCCCAGATTTCCCGCTCCACGTTTCCGTATTCGTCAATATAAAAGTACGGCTCACCTATTTTTGGCGTGCGGCGAGCGCTGGCTGTCGGTTCTTCTTTGGTTTGCTCAAACCATTCGTCGAAGTTGTCGATGTCGATAGTAGGAATTGTGTACCTGTATTGCTCGAGTACCCTCGTCCCGTCGCTCTTGACTTCTTCATTGAATATCGTCCCCGCCTTTGCGTAAGGCAGGTCTTTAAGTAGTTTATATTTCACTTCTTTACTCCTCTCCTAGTTCAGGATTTTTGTTAATATTACCAGCGACTTCTAGTTGCGTTAATTCAGAGAGAGGCTCAGCCACGCCTGCACATTCGCCTATGAAACCGCCCTCTGAAAACTTGACCACCCAGTATTCGATAGGCTCGCCAGCGTCGTCTATGAGGACGTCGCCTTCGCGGATTTCTGTACCGTTTTTATCTTTTAGCCCCGTGGATTGCTCGATAATATACCGCTTGTTGTCCGAGTCTGGCAATATTCGCGTATACCACAGGTCGGAGTCGTTGTGGTCGTATCCTTCAATGATAAATACGTTGCCTCGATTGTCTATAGCTGTGTCTTCTTCGTTGAGATAATCCTTTTCTAGGTTGTCCCAAACTCTGAAGTTAATTTTACTCATTCGATATGCTCCCTCGATTTCCTTTATGTGCGTTACATTTTTTATGCGCCAGCTGGCAGTTTTCGATTGTTGTTAAGCCACCTTTGCTGATTGGCGTGATATGGTCAATCGTGCAGTCTTTCATTGTTTCGATTGGCTTACCACAAAGCGCGCAGGTCGCTCCGTTCTTGTTTATCAGTTGTCTTCGTATGAATTGTCTTGAGCGCGTTTCTTTCGCTCCGTAGTCGCGAGTTACCTTCGCTGATAATTTTATATACATTTACTCCTCTCCGTTATTTTTAAAGGGGCAGGGTGGCTGGTGCGCTGGTCTGGCTGTTTTTGAAAGGTTTATGGAAGTGTGCGACCTCAAGTCTGCCGTCCCAGTGCCACTTTCGCTGGCACCACCGCGTTATATTGTCGCCCTGCGCTCGTCTGGAGCGCTCTGTGGGCTGTTTTGTGTAAAAGTGCTAAGTTACCTTAATATTGATGAAACGCTCACCAGGCGCGCTCTGGCGTTGTATTTCCTGGCAATTTCGCGGTTCTTCGCGTTTATTCGGTCGACGATTGGCTTTAGTTCGGCTTTGGCTTCGTCTAGCGTCAATTCGCCGCACCCGAGCCGCCGCTTGATTTCGGCGACGGCTTCGAGGTTTTTCTCGGCTTCTGTCATTATTTAATCTCTACACCTTTTAGGGCTTCTAAGATTTGGTTAAAGTCCATAACCAAGACCTTGCGAGCGCGTGGGTTCTTTTCGAAGAACTCGAAGGCTGTGCGTTCTGGCGTGTCCCATTGCGACTTGTTGTTGCCTGTTTCTAGCGCGTGCTTGAAGTCTTCGCGGTTGTATTCATCAGTGAATACTGGAGTTGCTTTGCGGCGGGTGTAGCGACCGCTTCCGCTCGTCCATTCGCTGGCTTGGATAGCGTAGCCTGCTTCTGCAAAGATTTTAATGTTGTTGATGTCTTTGGCTGTAAGCTTTTTCATTGCTTGCTCCTTTGTTCTTACGTTTGTCGTATTCTTAGTATATTGTAACGGCTCAAAAATAGCAAGGGTTTTTGTGAAGATTTTTTGACTTTTTTTCAGAAAAAGAAAGACACCCCTGTTACGGAGTGTCTGTCGAAGTGGAGCGAGGCGCACCAACCAGCATTTGCGCCTCTGCCTGTGCCTGTAAGAGTTTCAGTACTATTCAATATAACACTACTGTAAAACCTCATGTGCGCGGTTTTACAGAGGTAAACGTGGTAGCGCTTACCTGGTA